CGTGGTTGGTATGTACATTGACGGTACTAGCGTGACCGACGGTACTTACATTACTGCCTTTGGCACTGGTACTGGAGGTACGGGTACTTACACGGTTAACCAATCGGTGACCGCTTCTAGTACGACTATTACTGGGCACGCCAATATCCCTCTTGACAACCCATCTCCTATGGATTTGGGTGTTGGCCCTCTCGGTCGCATCTATGTTTGGGACATTGTTCCTCAAGCCGCCGTCACCAACAACATCGCCGCGTCGCAAACCGCCACCACCGCTGGTCAGGCAGTCACTTTGACGGCTGGTACTTCGGTGAAGTCCGTCACTACTGCTGGTGGTGCGACTGTATTGCAACTTGACTGCCCTCGCGCAATTAAAGTGAACTGCTCTACAACCGCTCGTGCTTTCACTGTCAGTGGTTACGACTACTATGGTCAAACCATGAGCGAAGTGATTACCGTGGCAACCGCAGGTACTGCTGTGACTGGTTTGAAGGCTTTCTACCAAATCAGTGGTGTGACTATCGCTGGCTCTGCGACCGCTGTTGTGGTCGGTACAAGCGACGTTCTAGGATTGCCAGTTCGTGTGTTCAACGTGTCGTACGTTGCAAGCGTCAAGAGCAACAACACTCTGGCTCAAGACGCTGGTACGTTCGTTGCCGCTGACACTGCTACAGCGACCACCACCACTGGTGACGTTCGCGGTACATACACCCCTGCCACTGCATCGAACGGTATCGTTCGTACAACAATGGGAATTCTGTTGCCTGCAATCGCTGTCGGCCCTAACGCTACTCGCGTTGGCGCTCTCGGTGTCACTCAAGCCTAAAGGAGAGCAGTCATGGGTCAATTTAAACCAATGGTGAAGATGGAGACCACTGAGCCTTCAGTTGAGTTAAAACTCAAAAAAGGCGGTCACGTCAACATGAAAAAAGGTGGCAAAGCGGAAGCTGGTCACAAAAAAATGGCAATGGGCGGCGGTGCAATGGACATGATGATGGGTACTCCAGCCCTTGTCGGTCGCCCTGCTGTTAACGCTCCAGTGCGCACGCCGGGCAAGCCCTCTATGGCTATGCGCCGCAAGGCCATGATGGCAAAGCCTGCCGTTACTCCTTCTGGCCCCTCTATGTCTATGCCGCCAATGAAAAAGGGCGGAAAAACCATGAAGAGAGCCGAAGGCGGGGACATGGAGTCCAAAGCCGATGAGCGCAAAGAAGAGAAGATGGACATGGCGCAAGACAAGGCCATGATTAAGAAGGCCTTCAAGCAACATGACTCGCAAGAGCATAAAGGCGGCAAAGGCACTTCGCTCAAGTTGAAGAAGGGCGGCATGAAGAAGTACGCCACTGGTGGCGCTATTCCTTCTGAGTCCAGTTCTGGTGATTACGACACGACCAAGGTCTACCAAGCACGCTCAGACAACTCGCCTGCCAAAACTGGCGACGTGAAGAACGGCAATGCTGGTGGCTTTAAGCGTGGCGGTAAGGCCAAGAAGATGGCTACTGGCGGTGTTGCCAAGTCCAATGGCGGCGGCTACAAAAAAGGTGGCTACGCAACTGGCGGCGAGATTCCTGAAGAAACCTCTTATGGCGATTACGACACCACCAAGGTGTACTCGGCAAGCGACAACAACCCCGCAGTAGGAACTGGTGGCGTTCGCTACGGTAACGCTGGCGGCTTCAAGTCGGGAGGTAAATCCTCAAAAAAAGCCTACGCGGCGGGGGGAACTGTTAATTCAGGTCGTCCCGTCGCGATGCCTCAAGGTCGCAAGCCTGTCCCATCCCCAGTAAATATCAGTCAACTGTCTGGCACTTACAAGGGTGGCGGCAAAGTTGCCCCGAACAACAAATCGTTGCAAGCGGTCAACAATGCCGAGTATGCCCCCACTATGCGTGCCGCAAAAATGGACAGTAACCTGAAATATGGTTCTCCCAAGCGGATGGCTGGTGGTGGGTCTAGTTCTGACAAGGATATGTCCAATGGTGCGTATGCCGCTCACTATGCCAATGAAAAGGCGGAGAATGAGGCAATGCGCAACATGGTGCTAGACGCTCCTAAAAGGCTCTATGAAGGCGTCAAAGACTTTTTAAGTCCCAAGTCTTCAAAAGGTGAAGGTAGTGTTACCAAAACAGAAAAATCTGTGACGGTATCACCCGGCAGGAAACGCGGCGGACGCGCTTGTTGAAAACGAGTGGGGGCTTCGGCCCCCGCTTTTAATTGGAGAGATTTATGGCTATTACGGCTACATCACAGACATTGTTTGATGGCGAGAGAGTTGCCATTATGAAGTTCTACGCGACCATGAGTACGACAGAGAATGAATCTGCTGTTGTCAAGGTTAACCCATCAACTTTATTGCCATCCAATGCTGGCGGTGCTTGCGATGCTGTAAGCATCCTGAAGGTAACCGCATTGACGCATGGACTTGAAGTTCAGATGAACTGGGTGGCTACGGCTCCCGTGGTAATTGAACTTATCCCGCAAAACAACTCGTACACGCAAGACTTTTCTGCAATTGGTGGATTGACCAACAACGCTGGCGCAGGCAAGACTGGCTCAATTTCTTTCACTACTTTTGATGGCAGTGCTGGAGATGCGTACACGGTCATCTTGGAAATGCAAAAGCATTACGTTAATCCTCTAGGTTAATCATGGCAAAAAAACCAAACGGTTTGTATGACAACATCAATGCAAAACGTGAGCGGATAGCTGAAGGTTCTGGCGAGAAAATGCGCAAGGTCGGCTCTGCTGGCGCTCCAAGCAAAAAAGATTTTGTCGAGTCGGCAAAAACTGCCAAGATGAAAACTGGCGGCTCCTCCAAAAAAACTTGTTGGTAAACCATGCCAAGCAAATCATCTTCCCAGCACAAATTGATGGAAGCGGTTGCGCACAATCCTTCTTTTGCCAAAAAAGTTGGCATTCCTCAAAAGGTGGGAAAAGATTTTGCCAAGGCTGATGAGGGTAGAAAATTCAAACAAGGTGGGCCAAGCCTTGCCGTTGGTCGAGGCGAAAAACTTCCAACAAAACAGGGTGCAGGTCTTACGCAAAAAGGTCGCGAGAAGTACAATCGAGAGACTGGTTCACACCTAAAAGCACCCCAGCCGCAAGGAGGCGCACGCAAGGACTCCTTCTGCGCTCGAATGAGCGGTATGGCTGGGCCGATGAAAGATGAAAAAGGCGAGCCGACCCGTAAGGCGGCGGCGCTTGCACGTTGGAAATGCTGACATGGCGTACTCTGATACATATGGTCAAACGGTCAACGTCCAAACTCTGATTGACCACGGCGCTCGTCGTTGCGGCAAGCTGGCTGAGGAGTTGACCTCCGAGCAAGTTTTGTCTGCCCGCCAATCGTTGGGCTTTTTGTTGTCCAACCTCATCAATCGTGGCATCCAGTATTGGGCCATTCAAAAAGAGGTCATTGGCCTCACCCCTGACAAATACCGCTACACCCTGCCTGATGGTGCTGTAGACACGCTCAACGTGCTGTATCGCACTATGAATCGCCCTGATGGGGCATATACCTCCTCTGCTGGTGGAGCGGTCGCAAACCTGTACGACGGCAACATTGACACCTATACCCAACAAACCTCGGCAAATGGCAATTTCACGGTCAATTACGGCACGACCAACCCTATTTATGCGGGTTCGATTGGGTTTTTGCCCTATATCGCTGGCGGTGGGTCGGCAACTTGGAATATTGCACTGCAATACTCTTCGGACGGGGTGACGTACACCACGTTGCAGAACCTTGGCGCAGTAGCTGTAACGGACAACACATGGGTGTGGACGGACATCGACCCCGGTCAAAACGTCGCCTATTACCGCATTCAAGCCTCTGGCGGCACGACTTTGGCCCTGCGCGAGTGGTACATCGGCAATAACAGCACCGAGGTGATGATGTCGCGCCTGAATCGCGACGATTACACCAATTTGCCCAACAAAAACTTCACGGCAAACCAACCCTACCAATTTTGGTTTGACCGCACCATACCCAACCCCACGATTTACTTGTGGCCCACCCCAAGCAATGCTTTTGTGCAAATGACGGTGTGGTACTCCAGCCAAATCATGGATGTGGGTTCTTTGACCGATGAACTCCAAATCCCACAGCGGTGGTATGAGGCTGTGTTGTTCATGCTGGCTCACCGTATGAGCCTCGAACTGCCGCAAGTGCCTATGGACAGGGTTGGCTATCTGGAAAAGATGGCTGAGAAGTACCTGTACGAAGCGGAGCAGGAAGAGCGCGACAAGTCGCCGATTTACTTCGCCCCT